GCCTGGTCAGAAGACGGCACTCTTACGAAAGAAGAAGTTGCAGCAGCCTTCGGTAAGAAGGGCTAGTAGATACGCCGTCATCACGGCGTTCATATCGTTGTTTCTATGGTCGGGTTCTGTTCAAGCGCAGAACCCAATCATCACAGAACCAACAGACATTTGGTTTGACTATTCAGAACCAACACAATTTGTAGCGCAAACCTATATGGTTGAAGGCTACCCATCTGACCCGATGCTGTGGCTATATAACGAACAAGGCGTACAACTCGCAGCCAACGATGACTCGTATGGCCTACAGTCATACATCTCTATAGCTGTTCCGGCAGGTCGTTACCGACTAAGAGCTGGTATCTGCTGTGGCGACCCTAACGCGTGGCGCACAGGTGGAGGCTGGAATTTACAGTACGAACTGGGTTTCAACGGTGTCGGCTCTATGCAGACAACTACCACAGAAGAATCGACAACCACAACATCCACGTCAACAACGTCAACAACAACCACCACATCCACATCTACGACAACATCCACCACAACGACAACAACCACAACAACGATAGCCCCGACAACCACAAGCACAACTTCCACAACTGTTGAGCCGACCACCACGACTTCAACTGCCACCACCACAACTGTCGTTCAACCCACCACGTCAACTTCAACTTCAACCACCACATCGTCTACCTCCACTACTATTCCGGTTACTACAACAACAGAAAACCCTACAACAACCACAACAATTCCTGTAGAGATACCCCCTGTCATCAGTCAAGAAGAAGCAGTCGCGTTGGCAACCAGCCCTGAAGTGTTGGCCACCATCACCCCAGAAGAAGCAACCCAAGTGTTCGAAGCATTGAACGTAGATGACCTGTCAGATGCCCAGATTGAAGCACTGGTAGAAGCAGTACAAGAAGCACCCCAAGAAGTCAGAGAAGCCTTCGAAGAAGAAATCAACATCTTCGGTGGAGCCGTAGATACCTACATCCCTGTCGGGTCAACCATCCCCGTATCCCAACGCCGAGCCTTGATTGCCATAGCAGGAATGACAGCCGTAGCAGCCGTAGCCTCCAGACGGAAATGATAAAGTAACCCCTATGCAAAAATACTTTGGTGCTATCACGTCATTGCTTTTATGGGCTGCCGGAACAGGGCTAGTCCTTATCACGCTGTCTGGTGATGCCCTCAGTAAAGCAATGTTTATCAGCGTTGCTGCTTTGCTTATCAACATTATTGCTATCGCATTAGGAGTTGGAGTAGACGAGTAGATATGACAGTGCCTCTAGCAAGGGAGAAAGGGGTAACGACCTTGCTAAAGGCAACAGCACTCTACCACCTGCTTTGACTATTAGTGTCATCAACAGGAAAAAATATGCCAAGAAAATACAGTTACTACCCAAGTTTTGATGGCAAGAAGGCGCAGCCTGGTACTGAGAAGTTGGCTGATTTGTGTAAACGTAGATGGAAGACGCAGAACTTGGGGATTTACCAGCCGAGGTTGATGCGTAACTCTCATACTGAGGGTAAGAAGATTGGCGACCCTGGTATGGAAAAGTGGATGTCTGTTCACGCTACTGGTGCTGCCGTGGACATTGGCTATACGGACCGTAAGGTTGGCGTGGCTATGTGGGATTGGTTTATCAAGTACACGAAGGAACTAGGCATTGAGGAGATTCACGACTACGCCTTTGATAAGGATGTCAAGGATGGCAAGCCTGGTTATGGTCGTGGGTTCAGGTGTAGTCGTGGCGAAAATTTGGCAGGGGTAAAAATTTTTACTAAAGATGATAATGCAGGGTCGTTCGGAGGCAAGTGGTTGCACCTTGAACTTTCTCCTGAGATGGCCAAGGATGCCGCCAAGTTCGAAGCTGCCTGGCGAGCCTTACCTAAGCCTGAATGAAACGTGCAGTGATGTTTGCTCTTGCCTTGTTCGGTTTTATTGGTGCTAGTTGTATAGCAATTTTGTTGTCTATGTGGATTGAAGCTGTCAAGATTAGTAACAGGAAAAGTCAATGACTGTTGCCCAATGGATTATCACGGTTGGCGCAACCATCGGTGCGCTCGGAATCATCTACCGAAGTCTCATACTTCCAATATTCAAATGGGCGCAACGCCTAGAAAAAACAATGACATTCGTAGAACAACAAATGCTTCCCAACGGTGGCTCATCCCTACGTGATTCGGTCAACAGAATTGAATCACGTTTAACTCTTGTAGAGGAACATATAACACTTCCACGATGATAATGTGACAAGTCCTATGACACTCACAGACCTGCTTCTCATCCGTAATTTCCTTTCAAAAGTAGTAGTTCGAGGCATCGAAGAAGAACAACTGTTAAACCTTGTAGGCAAGATAGATGCCCTACTAGAACAGCACAACACAGCCACAGCCGCCTAGTAATATCAGGCTATGGTCGCAATCAAAAACCTGTATACCTGTCCTAACTGTGGAGAAGTATGGCCTATCAGCCAAGGCAAATGGTGCCACGATTGTCGCGTAGAAGGAGAACCCCTTGACGAACGAACAGACAACTGAACTTGAACCACCCCCATACCCAGTAGCTCTTGTTTACTGGGCTGACGCTTGTGGGGGCGACCCAGGTTGGCTAACCCTTGACGACGTAGATGATGACGGCGAAACACTTGTCCAATCAGTAGGGTTCCTAGTACCCACAGGCGATGCCGGAGCGAAGAAAGACCACATCACTCTGCTCCAAACCTTCCACGAAGGTGACGGCATAAACCTGTTTTATATACCTGTCGGAATGATGCGTAAAATAATCTTGCTGAACAGTTGACAATGACACACCTTGCGTGTACTCTGACCAATAGTTAAACAACAAGAAAGGGGAAACGCAATGGGATACCAGCGTTACCGAATACCAAAAGAACCACACGGCTCACAAGCTTGGCTCAACCAAAGATATATGGATGAGAAAGGCAACCGTAGAATCTCGGCCTCAGCAGCAGGAGCAATCTACGGAGTCCATCCGTTTGTAAAACAAGACCAGTACGCCGCAGAACTACTGTCTGGTGTAGCACCAACTCCTATCCAGCCGAACGCTGCAATGGAAACAGGCAACCGTCTTGAAGACACCATCATCCAATGGGCAGGCGACAGACTCGGTGTGAAGTTTGAAACACCCGAAGAACTGTTTTGCTATGACGACGACAATGGTTGCCATCTCATCTCAACACTTGACGGTTGGAACGAAGAAACCAAACACGTTCTTGAAGTGAAAACAACAAGCCGTGAATTCTCAGGCACACTCCCTGACTATTGGCGTGTCCAAGGATTACAACAAGCCATCTGTTCCGGTGCAGAACGAGTCACGTGGGCCGTGTTTGACAACACACTACGCCTCACACTCATCGAACAAAGCCTGACCGATGATGAAAGAGCTGAACATATCGAGGCATCAGCGAAATGGTTGAACGCCATTGAACTAGGAATGGACCCAGAAGGAGTTGTTTACAGTTACGAAACAATCACAACTCGCTACCAACAAACAGAATCGTCAGCGATTGAAATACCTGAAACAGCAGCCGATTTGATTACTCGATTGAAGCACGTCAAATCAGAACTGGCATCATACAAAGCGTTAGAAGACCAGTTGAAAGCAGAACTGTGCGACCTCATTGGACCTAACGAAACAGCCACCATCAACGGTGCTGTCGTAGCTACCTGGAAGGGATACAAGCGTGACTGGTTTGATTCCAAACGCTTCCAAGCAGAAAACCCTGACACATACGCACAGTACGTTAAGTCTTCATCAAGCAGAACATTGCGTCTAAAAGGAGAATGACAATGGAATACACATCAGACATCAACAAAATAACGAGCATCCAAAATCTCAAATACAACACACCGAGAAAGGTAATACCAGTGGAAACACAAAACAAAGAAAAAGAACTACGCAAAGTAATGACAGACTTTGCTGTACCGGACCCAAAGATTGTCGGCAAACTACCCAAAGGTGGAATCCAACTTGACTTCGTAGGACACGCAGACATTACGCGCATCCTTATTGAAGTAGACCCATACTGGTCGTGGGAACCTTGCGGCTGGAACAATGGCCGCCCTGCTATCCACGTCGAGAACGGCATCGCAACAATGTGGGGATGGCTTACTATCCACGGCAAAGAACTACTCGGTGTCGGCTCAGTCAAAGCAGACAAGATGGAACTCGACAAAGAACTTGTTGGTGACTTCCTTCGTAACGCCTCGATGCGTTTCGGTATCGCCCTGTCGCTGTGGACTAAGCAGGAATGGGAAGACCTGGGTGGTAAACCAGCACCCCAAAAGCAAACAGGTCAAATGGCAAAGCCAAAACCAGCCAGCGAACCTGCACCAAAAGCAGAACCAACAGAAGATGATGCTGACGGTCCACTCACAGCAGACCAAGTAGAAGCGTTCAACAAGGCTTGCAACAAAGAAGGCATCTCACCTGTGACTGTCTACAAAGTAGCCAAAGTAAAGTTTGGGTTCGGCAAACAATCTGACCTTGCAGCACTGCGCGTCGCTTTCAAAGAAGCTATTGCATCAAAGCCAGAGGAGGACTGATGCCTGCGAAAAGAACCATAGACACAACCAGTAACACACCAGGAACATTCTTCTTGGGTGTCCGGTTGTCGCCAACACAACTAGAAGAACTTACGAAACTGGCAGAAGACAAAAACCTTTCACGGTCTGCTGTCGTGCGTGAACTAATCCGAAAGGCCAGCAACAATGTCGCCTGGTAAACAACGAGGAACATCATTTGAAACCCTCATCGTTCGATACCTACAAACCGTAGGATTCCCATACGCCGAAAGGCGAGCGTTACACGGCAACCTTGACAAGGGTGACGTTACAGGGTGTGGACCGTTAGTGTTTGAATGTAAAGCCGCTAAACGGTTTGAACTGTCAGCTTGGCTACAAGAAACAGAAACAGAACGCGTCAACGCCAACGCCGACTATGGGGTTCTCGTTGTGAAACGCCAAGGCCACGGCACAGGTAACGAGCAGTACGCCGTTATGAGGTTTGAAGATATGGCGAAACTATTGAAGCAGGCAGGCTACTAATGGAACACCCATCATCTTGTTTCTGTGACGAATGTTTATGGCCGACAATGGCTCATATGAAAGAACTATCTAAAACATTGTTTGAATGTTTGATGAACCGTATCTACTGCACCCATTCTGACAGGGTTGGTCCACCGTCAAAACGTGAACGAAACATAATTGACCAATATCTA